ACGCGATCAGTCATGGCTTCCATAGTAGTGCCTGCAGCGCTACCGATTAATACTGGGGTGATTGTGCTGCTAGAAATATCGCTAAGGCTTTGTGCAGGATGAGCAACTAAGCTCTCTGCACCACCGCCTGTAGTATCGTAAAAGGTGTCAAACTTCCACAGGTTATTAACGCTAGGGGTAAAGTCAGACAACGCAACATCACTGACACCAGAGCCAACGCCTGAGTTAGTGATTGGAAGAACCTGCATACCACCTGCATAACCGTTAAAAATTAAGCTAAATCCATCTTGAGGATTGACGTACAAGCCCCGAGAAGGGCCTGCCATATATTGTGATAGCTGCTTGTAGCCTAGAATCTTACGAGGGCGACCACGTTGGAATCGAACCCATTTCCCATCGTTGTAATACTGTTTATCAAAAATAGTACCGTCACGCTGAATGCCGGGCTGTGTATCTAAAGCAAATACCTTCTTAGTCATTAAAAGGTACCCCCAAAAATTCCGTCTTCAAAATTTCCAGTACCAATTACATTCATCCCTGCAGCGGTGTATTCCACTAGATCATTACCTAGTATCGTGATGTTCATTTCACCAGCAGTAGGTCTATAAATACCAGTAGAAGGCTCAAACGCAAAGCTCAGTGATGGACTTGTTTCGGTACCATTAATTAAGGTAATCGCAGTAGCACCCGCAGAAATCGTGTTGGCATTCAACATATTGGTGCCATCACAGATCAACGTAGCTTGCTGACCTACAGGGATAATCGCAGTCGCACTACTAGGGATGCCAGTAGTTAAGGTAAGCGTGTAACCGTTGTCTATCGTCTGGTTACTAACAACATAAATATTTACCGCTGGCGGGTAATTAACAGTCACATTACCAGTTAAGGTGCCAATGAATTGCTGAATCGTATTTTGCGCTTCATTAGGCGTTAGGTTGTAGGTACCTGAAGCAATAGGCTTAACTAGTGAAGTAAAGACAAAGTTTGTACTTACACCATAACCAATGGTAATGAACTCAGTGCCAGTAGATATTAGGAAGGAAGACTCCGCAGGTTGGAAGTCTTTAGTTGCGTTTCCATCAATTAATTCACCGCTTGCAGCAGAAATTGTGACTGTACCTGTGCCGTTATTCTTAAATAACGAGAACCAGTTGTCACCTACGCTTGCAGCTGTTGGCAAAGTAGCTGTGCCAGCTCCACCATTCCAGATTTTTACCTGTGCTCGGTCAGTGCTAGCAAACGTATATCCATTTGCCATATCCGTAGTTGGGTGGCTCTGGTTTAGCGTGCTACCTAAAGCCAGAATACCGTAGCCCTGCAGGGTTGCAGCGTCTACATCAGCTGTGCCAACACCAAAGAATATGAGCCCCCAAGTGCCAGCAGCGTCAGGATTCTCTGTGATATAGATGTAATTAGCTTCACCTGCGCTTACGGTGCAAATTACATTACCATCATAGTCAGCAACTGTAAAAGAATTAGCGCCTAATCCCCTAATTAGGGAGTCTGTACCAACCGAGGTCTGGTTGGCTGGTGGCATGCGAAGGGTCAGACCTGCGGTCGTTGCCGTCACTTCCATTATTCGAGCAGCATAATTCCCTGAAGCGTTGCCGTTGATGGGCCATGCTAGCTGCGTATTTGCGGAAAGGTTAAAACCACGGTAACTAACGTCCGTTGGTTGGACAACGTCACCAGTAAATGGGCTAACGTAACTCATGCGTCCACCGCTACTGCTTGTCTATCCCCTATACGCTGTGTATTTTCAGCTTTCAGGGTGTTAATGATCAGGTCGTACTCAGCTCTCCACATAGGCATACGCTCATCGTTCTTTAAGAACGGCATAGCCTGCAATAGAGAGCCGTAGAGCATCGCTTGCGGAGCGTAGGTAGTAAACCAGTTAGTTTGATTTGATGAGTCTAGCGGCTGCACACGCTCGTAATAGAGCACCTCAAAGGTATAGGCATCAGCAGGGGTAGGAGCAACTAGCCAGTGGCTGTAGTCATAGTCTGCATAATACTTAGGGATGTCTTCCTCAGTTGCCTCATTCCAGTATTGTCTTAGGTATTCATACGTTCTCAGGAATACTGGCTGTCTGATACCGTCAACCGTTACATTCAAGGACACCGTCTTGTGCCATCTAGCAGGCTTAGCAATAATATTGGTACCCTGAACCATTGTGCTTTCGTTAACTGTCAGGTTACCTAGGAACTTGATCTGAGACGCAATAACCTGCTCAGCGAGCATAATGAAAGTTGGGATTTTCTCAAGTGTTTGGGTGTCTGTACGCTCTAGGTAGCTAGAAATATCTGCTACCAAAGAATCGTAGGTCATTACGGCTGCGACTGTCATATATCACCTTGATAAATACATTGCACGTTCTTCGTTGCGACGACGTACAAGACCTTTATTTACAATTCCTGCGGCTTTCGTGTACAGCAAAAAACCTTCCGCTGCACCTTCATAGTCCCCACGATTGTGACGCATTCTGATACTTGATCTTTGCAAAGAGCCAAGTCCACAATTGAAGGAGAACGAAACCAAGCCATCAAACCTACCCTGAGTAAGCCCCACAGGACAATACCGTAAAACGCCAGATTCAAAGCGCTGTAAGTCACGTTTGAGTATCTCATCAACCTCACTCATTGTCAAAGTTCTATCCCACTCTTTAGGGCATGTCAACAGCCCTTTAGCCTTGGCAGCTTTGCGTTCATCAAGCGTCATTTTCATGTGCTCTGGCGGGGCTATTAAATGTCCCACGCCAGTTGTCCACAACAAGATGTGATCGAGGTAAGGTTTCATCCTTACCCCTTCATTCACCTTAATAGACGCTATGCATTTTTCTGAGACGTTCATTTTTTGCTAAACGCCTGAGTACCGAACCAAAACGCAATAATGGAAGCCAGAATCTGCATCTCGTCTGTGTCAAATACTTGGGTAATTGCCTCTAAGAATGGAACGCCAGTAGACCAAGCCCACCAGATACTTGCCACATCTACAATAATTAACAAGAATACAAATAAGTAAGTCACTACAGGGCGCACAGAAGCACGTAAATCAATAATCCACTGAGAAGCTCCCTGACCGATTGCTATGTCATGCTGATACAGAGCTACTCGCTCTTCACCAGCGGTCTGTATTTCGATCTGGTGCGTCTTAATCTCTTCTATGCGCTCCTGAGACTGGAAGCCTGCAGCTTGCATACGCATCTGTTGATCCATCTGCATCTGGGCTAGTTGTAGCTCATGCTTCTTATCAGACTTGTCCTGAAAGAAATCTAGTAACTTTGGCAAACCGCCCATCACAAAAGATAGTGCGGTGGAAATTAATGTCATCATTTTTTACCTCTTTCTTCCATAAGTTTGATACGTACTTGTAAGTCGTGGATGTCGTTGTATATTGCTTCTTTTAGTTTATGTCTTTGCTCTGCAGATAATGGGCTATCAGTTGGCACACCTTGTGGAGTAATCAGTGCTGGCATCTGCCCTTCTATCTTTACTAGGCGCTCATTGAAAGAGCCTACTTGGTTAAGCAGCCAGATAATTGCAGACACCAACATAGGCACTAATGCCTTCAATATGTCTTCCATCTTAAAGTTCATTGCGCCCCCTGATTAAACATCCAATTAATAAACACCGCAAACCCTGCAATGATTATCGCAATCACGATGGCACCTACACAGTTGTAAATGACACCCATAGTTTTTTGTCTTTGTCGTTTTTTCCGCATCTTTTCAGCGGCTATTGCGAGCCTAGCTTCGGTCGCTGCTTTTCTTGCTTCTTCTGCTTTCTCTTCTCGTTGCTTCCGTAGTCGGATCAGCCCTTCAGAGAATTCGTCCCACATCCCCGCTTCATCAAAGTTATAGATAAAGTAGTGTTTGATCTGAGCGTAATACTGTTTAATCTCTCGATCTATTGCCATCATTTCCATGACGTATTCTGCATCGGAGATTGCATCAGGTACATGTCGACCGTCTGCTATTGCTTCATCTTGCGCCTTCTTTGCTTCTTCTAACTGAGTACGGCTAGACTCGTATTTGCTTGCTGCCGTGAAAAACTTTTTTATCGGTGAAAGTGATTCGCCTAGTTTTCTTCCTGACTCGACACACTCCTGAACACTTTCTACTGCTTCTTTCGCCTCGTCAGCCGCAGACTTAATGCTATTGATTACTAGCTTTACGCCCTGTATAGCTAACCCTATGGTCATCGGGTCGATCATGATTCATCCTCATTTGTCTTGCTTTGAGTCTAGTTTATCGAATATTTGTTTCAGGATAGATTTAATCTCCGTAATATCAGCACGGTAGTCGTCCTTTTGCACATACTCTTTAGGCAGAGATGTTAATGTGTCTTCAATCTTTTGAAGCTTTCTAGTAATAGAGTTAAATACAAACACAAGCAGAAAGCCAGCGATGCCAACAATACAATTAAATACAAGTTGATTTTCCATGATCATTAATCCGCTGGTAAAGGTTCATTGCCCTCGGCAATCCAAGCTAGGTAGGTTTGATAGTCTGTATTTGCTGGGTCAAGCGGTACACAAGCCATATCCGATAGTCGCCATACGCCTGTTGGTATTTTCAATAAAGGATCGTTTATTAATTTATACATTTATAGCTCCGCAGTTGCAGTCCAATGCCAATACATTCTTCCATCAGCACTTGATGCTGAAGCCGCCTCAACAATAAATCCAGAATCAACTTGATCTTGATAACCAATTGTGACATTGGCTGTTGTATCTGGGAAATTAACTTTTCCATTATTACCAAGCGTGTCATAACAAACAACTGTAGGTGTTGCACGTTTTATTACTCTAAAACTTGAATATCCACGACAACCATGTGCTGCTGTATTTAAGTTAGTCAAACCGCCATTTGTGTTATACCCAACAACACCAGCAGTACCGGGGGCTACGCCTTGTGCATACGTCTTTTCATAATACCTCTGACAAAGTTGCAGTTCAGTTGTAATTGGCCTGCAATCAAAGCTAGTAGCTGTAACACCCTTCTCTAGTTGTACGCCAGTAATGTAGAACGTAGCTCCGTTAGTGCCGACAAGTTGTGTTTGCGCTGAGGTGGTTGTGTAATTACCATTCTGCCAAGAATTAGCAGTTGATTGAAAATTACTACCCGCTGCTAAAGTCCATAAAACTTGTATACCTATGCCATTAGTTGCCCCAATCCAAGTACCTGTTGTGTCACCGGGTATTGTTACTGACTTTTGTTCCCAAGTATTTGCGGAAGAAATGTTATATGTAGCAACATAACTTCTATTACCTGCTGAATTTATTAAACGAACGCCAAATGTTCCAGTTAAACTTGAACGAACCCAAAAGGATAAAGTTACCGTAGCAGCAGATGCAGTTCCAAATGCAAAGTCTGCGGTGTTATACCCCTCTATTGGTTGATTGATGTAGTAAATATCAGATGATGTAACTGAATAGGCGCTTACCACAGTTACGCCTAAATAATTAGTAAAACCTGCTGGTGGAGTTACGGAGTTTAAATTTTGTTGCGCGTTTAATTTTCCGTTTGTTGTTTGGGCAACATAAAATCTATCTGTGATGTACCCATTTGCATTTGTATTTAAAGCTCCAGCATTACGCTGATCTATTTGCATCGCACCGTTGATAATCCGATTTTTAAATCCATTGTACTGGGCAACGCTATCCATCATCCCAGACTGTACGGTTGTTAAAGCCATGTCTTACTCCTGTTCAACAACAATTTGATCTGGGGATAAAGGCCATACAACACTTTGCACAATCTCAGCTACAGCATCTACATCAGCCGCACTATCTATTGCAGTCGTAGCAGTCGCAGCGGTAGTCCTAATAGACTCTCGCCATGTATTCCAATCAGCAGGTACAGTCGTGCTAGTCTCTATCGCCTTTACTACCATCCAATCAGTCGGCAGGAGAATAGAATACGCTGTGCTGTTGATCTGTTGTACAGAGCTTGTCTTAACGGTAGTCAAGTCTTTAGGCGTGTTAGTAAAGTTAATGTCTACCTGATTCGTCTCTTCGTTGTATACAGGTTCGTTCTGGCTTACCCAGTAGTATTGGTCATTAGCTTGCTGACCATACACCACATCAACCATACCTATAGCAGCTTTGTCTTCAGGTGTAGATAGGTTAGTCCAGTTTGCTGGATAAAAAACACCGTCCCATTCAAAGGGTACGCCTGCCTGAACGAGCAGCATAATGATTCCGTTTTGTACTATTGCGAACATAATTTTTCCTTATCTAGCTAAACTATTTTTGAACGGATTTTCTGCAAATGCGGCAAATATGTATGTGCCACCTGATGCATTTGATTCAGGAGTATTAATTCTTAATTTAAAACCATTTGAAAGTATATCAATACCACCACCCGCAGCAGTTTCTGCGTTAGATAAATCTGCAAACAAATAAAGATTATTAAGATTGTATTGATTTCTTGATGTATCCAAAATGCACCAAGAGCCAGTAGAATCTGTACGCTTATACATAATCCATCTAGGTCTAAATCCTAAATACACAAATGGCCCATCAGTAGAACCATTACCAGTGTATGAACCAAACTTAGAAAATCCTGCTATATCAGCAAATATATAAAACACATAAGCGTTACCAGATGTACCATTAAAGTAAATTTGGGATGATGTAAACGCAGAAGAACCCCACAAGTTTGCAGATGTTGCAACTGCCGCAGTTGTGTTTAATCCAAGATATTGAGATTGAGTTGTAACTGAAGATTGATACACCAACCATTGCTCAACTCCATTAGTTCTCTTAGCAAGAACCATTTTTGGAATAACTCCAAGATTATGGGTAATTGTGTTAATGCCTGTCGTAGCAAGTGTTTGAACAACAATATCAAACCCAGAGGACGCACTTTCTTTCCATTGCCATGCAACAAATGTTACTCCGCTACCGTTGACATTGGCATCCACATCAACAGTAAATCCATTACTATTAAACGAAGTTAAAGATGTTGCGCTTGTTGATTGTGCGTCACTAGCATTTGAAAATACTCGATTTGTAGCACCACGCACTGAATCTTGAAGTTGGTTGTTATTTACGTTGCTACGAGACTTCATCCATACTAAGTTAGGTTGGAATGAAATGCCATTTACTGCATTTGATATGTTTTGAGTTGAACCTGTGCCTGTGTATAGCGTAGCTGCCATTTGTGTAGCACCATTACTAATAGTAGGCGTAGGTAAGTTATATGTATTAAGTGCTACAAATCCTGTAGGCGGTGTGTAGCTAAATGGGCGTTGACCAAAATTTATATTTCTTAATAAATTTGAATTTGAACCATCGTTATAAGTAACAACAAAAGGCATCATTGGAGCAGTAGCAGTAAAATATTGACTTGTTCCTGCGGCAGGGTCACCAGTCCACCAAGTGCCTTCATAACCCATCCAACACTTTCCAGTGTTAGCATCATAGGCAACCATAAAAATTCTTGTGCCTGTGGTAGTTGCTCTTGTTGTTGAATTAACTGCTGCGCCACTATTGTATAAACCATTACCATATACAGAAATAGAAGAACGAGCCGTTTGCATCCAACCTCTAGAATTATTAGCAGGAGTGTTTGCAACACTTGTTCCTATTGAAGTTAATGCAATAGTCGGGTCTGCAATTCCAAACCCAGAAAAAGCTGCATTAATACCGTCATCAAGAGCAGCAACTTCCCAATAATATTTTCCAGAAGTCATTTCCATCGTTCCATACGATGTGTAATAACCTGATGATGCTGCATTGGATAAAGTCAAATTTGCATTTGATAATGTTGCTGTATTTTTTAATGGATTCATTACAGCAAAATTTGATTGAGTAACACTAGTCAACGTAGGCACATCTGTCATTGAATCATACGTTACACCCGCAGTGACAGATATATTGTTTGGTGTCCAGTTGTTACCGTTACCGCTAGAGTCTTTACCGATAGTCGTAGCAGTAGCACCAGAGTTATCTTGGAAGTTAAGGTAGAAACCGTTAGTGCCGTAAGTGCCACCGTATTTTTTAGGTTGCCATACGCCTGTTAATGTATTGAACTCACCAAATGATGTAGCTGTTAATTGTTGACCGTCAATAAAATTTATTTCTTCTAGGTATCCGTCAAAATAGTTAAAGCCCCATGAAACAGATTGAGTACCTTGTGTATGTAGTACGGCCGTATTAACTAAAAAATTTGCATTTAGAGAAGGGGCCACGTATGTTGACGCTGTAACTTGTACACCATTTACATATAAAAGAACTCTATTTGTTGAAGTTGCTTGTGTAGTATCTACAGCAACTACTATATGATACCAAGCAGACGGATCACGATAAACAGCATTTGTAATAATAAAACTAGTGTTATATCCACATATTCGAATAGTATCTGTATTGTTAAAGATAATAGCTAACGTTGTGTCAGTGGTTGTATTGCCGCCCATAAATAAAGGCTGATACCCATTTGTTATAGTCCCTCTTTTAACCCATCCAGACCAAGTAAACCTTTGTTGATTACCTGCAACAGTAGGTGTTCTATTAAAATAAGCAGACGCACTCGACCGCAGTCGTACACTACGCTGCAAGAAATAACCTTGGCTACCTGATGCCCCTAATAATGGGCTGTTGTTTAAAGCGCTCATGAGTAGTTTGTCGTTAATACTGCTTGAACAGAAGTAGCTGATCGAACAATAAAATCTATCCTATCTATTGCATTAGCAGCCGTAGTTAAAGTAGGTGCTGTGCCGCCAGAAAAATCCCAGTTTGAACTGTAAGCTAAAGTCCTGCTACCTGTAGCGTCTTGCACTACAAATATAGAACCAGTCTGCCCAGTTACTAAACCAGTAGGATTACCTAGCGTTCTATTGCCGCCTAACGTCACCGTGAAGTTACATGATGCAGACATATCTACAGCAATCGTAGTAGCGTCTGTTAGCGTTGTAACTGTAGCCGCTAATGGGCCATCCAGTGTGTCTGTATTGGTAGTCTCGCCTAATGCCGTAGCGACAAGACCTGTGTAAATTGATTTAACTAAACGTGCCATATGTACCTCAAACCGTTAGGGATATATTGTTAGATGCGCCTGTGTAAGTAAAGAAAGGAACTTTCGATGTACTTGTTAGGGCAATATCATTTGCTACTGTTAGGTAATTAAAGAATGGCACCCTTCCAGCACCCGGTGTTACCACTGATGTAGCAGGTATGCCTAAGTATAAAACACCTATGTTACCTGACCCTGTCGGTGGAGCAGCAGAGAACGTCAGCGTTAAACCAGAGATAGTATACGTATTAGGATTCTGTACTACGCCAGATATGGACACCACCATTGAGGTCGTACTCGCTGGTGCATACGACATTGTGAACGCAGTAGTAGTGCCATTACCGCTGAACTGATCATATGGAAATGCTGCTGTAGAAGGTGATACGCCTATGTAACTCATGGTTGTTCATCCGCAGGTTCTGGGACATTGCCCTGTGCAAGCCAAGCTAAATATGCTTGGTAATCAGTATTGGCAGTATCGAATGGGATACAAATGCCAGAGCCATCGTCATTAAATTTAGATACTGAATTAACATTTCCAGTAATAATATCTTTGTTTAACTTGTACATTTATAGCTCCGAGCTTAATGCAATAAAAGCTGATGCTGAAGCGTTTAACCTCAGAAAACCAGCATATCCAATAGTTGTTGCCGTTGAAAACCCTGCAACCAATTCTACAGAATTCGCTTGTGAGGAAGTACCAAATGATGTTGGCGCTCTAGTTGTACCTGCAAAGTACAAAGTAAAATCACTAAACGCACTATATGACAATGAAGGAGCAGCCCTCATAGATACTAACAGAGGGTATACAGAATAATAAGTAACGTTAGACCATGCTGCTCCACTAGATACTATAGTCACACCCACAGTGTTCCCTTGTAGATGTTGGTAATATCTCTGACATAACGACAATTCAGTTCCATAAGGGCGATAGTCAAACGATGTGGCGGTTACGCCTTTTTCTAGCTGAACGCCTGTGATGTATAGTGTTGCACCGTTAGTGCCTACTACGTTAGTTTGTCCTGTTGCGCCAGAATAAACAGTAGATGACCATGCTCCTGCTGTGCCAAGCTCTGTTCCGCTTGCGCCAAGACTAAATGTTAGTTGTAATGCGCCTGTATTTGTAGTGTTCCAAGTTCCGTCCGTACTTCCAGCAACCGTAATAGTTTTTTGTTCCCATGTGTTTGCTGAACTGATTGTGTATGTGAATGGATATGACCTTCCAGTTCCACCGTAATTTCTTAATGCACCACCAAATGTTCCAGTAAGACTTGAGCGAACCCAAAAAGATATAGTTACAGTTGCAGCAGATGCGGTACCCCATGCTAAGTCAGCAAAGTTTAAACCCTCAATAACTTGCTGAAACAAAAAATAATCATTACCAGTTACAGAATATGCAGATGAAGATGTAAACCCCAAGTATTTTGCATATCCAGTTGGCGGTGTTACTGCTCCAGCATTTTGTTGTGCAGTAAATTTTGATGCTTGTGTTGCATAATACGCCCATCTATCAACCAAATACTGCCCCGCAGCAGCAGGTGTAACACTAGCACCTGCATTTCTCTGATCAATAACCATTGCGCCATTTATCAAGCGGTTCTTAAACCCGTAATACTGCGCTACAGACGACAAGTCTACTGGCGCTACTGCACCATCCTCAATACTTGCGCTAACTATTTGACTTAGTGGCATATCAAGCTCCTAATGCTACTTTGATCTCTTCTGGCGTAGAAGCAGCATCAATCTCTACCTGCATTGCAGCGTATCTATCTCTTACTTCTTGTCTTGCAGCTTCTGCGGCTGTAGCTTCGCTAGGAATAGTCGCTTTAATATCTAGCGGTGCAAACTCCTCTGAGCGTTTCATTCTGCGCAGGTCATGTGCAATATTCTTAGCTTTGTCTATGTTAATTGTGATCACTCTGCGTACTCCCAAGCATTACGAAATGTTCTATCTGTAGGTATGTCTGTAACATCTACAATTTTAAAATCTTTACCTACTGGCACATCCTTAGCTGCAATCTCTTCTATAGATAATCCGCAATCAGCAGGGATTATGATTGCTACACCACCGTCATCTGTAGGGAAAATTATTCTTTTCATTTTGTCCTCTTAGCGGAATATAGCCACATTTATTTCAGGAACATCTATTCTTGTTGTTCCTGATGTATTAAACGAACTCAACGTTACATAGCTAGACAATAGCGCATCAACGCCTGTTATAGCCGCCGTAGAACCGGGATTCCATGATAATCCATTAAAAGAATAGTTTCTATCTTGCATAGCAGTAGTAAAATTTAATGTATAAGTGCCAACGCCATTATCAGTAATACTAGACACATTAAAACTAGCTCTTATAGCTACTGTACCTGTGCCGTTAAAGTTTACCCACGCACGACAAAACGTACCAATCTCTACCGCACTAGAGTTCTGTATCGTTGGCGGTAATGCTGTATTAGATTGTAGGGTTGCTAGGTTAATTGTACTCATAGCTTACTCGTAAAGTATATTGATTGAACCTGCATCGAATGTGTCTGTGCCGTTTACTGTAGTGATGCGAACTCTGTCTAGTGTTGCAGAAAGCGATTTTGCTCCAGAACAATTAAATATAGCAGCAGTATCACTTCTAGCTAAAACACCGTTTGCACACCAAGTATTTGCTGTCGCATCAAGTAAAGTAATTTGAACAGAGCCATGAAAAATAACAGTAGCAGCCATACCGCCACCAATACCAAAACCAGTAGTTTGTAAAACCGCAGTACACGCACTTGCTGCAAAAACAGAAGAACCAGAGCCTAAATATCCGCTTGTTTCTACGCCACCAGAATCACCTAGTTGAATAATAGGGATACTTGTGCCATTAGTAGACACACCACTAAACATCACAGTAATACGCTTCACCCAACTTGGTATATCAGTAAAATTAATAGACGTTCCTGACGTAGATGCCACAGCAGTACCCGCAGTCAATGCACCTACATTGCCTGTTACACCTACTCCGTCTGTGCCGCTTATTGTTATAGCCATGATCTACTCGTAAAGAATGTTAATTGTGCCAGCGTCGTATGCGTCTGTGCCGTTCAATGTAGTAATGCGTACTCGATCTAAAGTTTCTGAAAGTGTTTTTGAACCTCCACCCTGCATACTGTAAATAGTACCCGCAGAATTCAAACCCATTATATGAGAAGCAATCCAAAGGTTTGACCCAAGTAATGTAATAACCATATGACCGTAAAGCAAATTTGCAGCAGCGCCACTATTAACACAAAATCCAGTAGTATCTGCACGACCTCCAGAATTATTTGATGCTCCAGAGTATGCTGCTTGAGATAAATAGCCTGTTGTTTCCACGCCACCAGAATCACCTAGTTGAATTATCGGAAGTGATACGCCATTTAAACTAACACCATTAAAAATCACAGTAATGCGTTTTACCCAAGACGGTATACCTGTAAAGTCAACGCTAGTTCCAGAAGCAGATACCGCAGTACCGCTAATTAATGGCGCAAGCGTACCTGTAGCAGCTACTAATGTCTGTGTATTAGTTCCCGCAATAAGAGGAGCTGCTAAGTTAAGAGTACCTGATGTATCACCAGTTAAGATTACGCTACTCATAGAACCACCCATCTACAGCCAGAAGAAAGCGTTACAGTCACACCAACAGCAATAGTAATAGGCCCCGTTGATGAGCCACTGCTACCAGAAGGCATTGTGTAACTGCTAGAAATTGTTTGTGAATTCACATATATCGTCCCACCTGCAGAACCGCCAGTAGCTGCCCAAGTATTGTCACCACGCAAGAACGTAGTAGCGCTTGGCGTACCCGTTGCAGAAAACGAGGATAAAGTAACACTACCTTGCTGCGGCACTACAGCTGTCAAGTTAGTGCTCAGATACCGCACATAGATATTATTAGTACCGCTTGACGGTGCAGTAGAAAAAGTAAGTATATTGTTTGATACGGTGTAGTTGCTAGGCTGCTGATCGACATTATTCACCACAACCAAAATGTCATTGGATGTAGCTACATTACGGCTAAGTGTATAAGCAGTAGTAACACCTGTACCGCTGAAGGTATCAGTACCCGGTGCAAATGACTGCGAGGATGGTGGCGAGCCTATATAAGACATTAGGTGATCTCCAGTAATGACGCAAAACAGTCCCCAGAAGCAGCTGCGCTATTAACTATATACAGAACATCAGCGGGCTCCATGACAACCTTTTGATCTCCACCAACAATCACTAACGATGATCCTACAGGCACCGTAGCACCGCTGATCAGATAGTAATTAACCGCTGAACGAGTAATGTAGGCAGAGGTCGTAATTGGCGACGAGGTAGTGTTAGCCATCGACAATCCAATGATTGTTGTCTGTGTAGCAGAGGGGCATGTATACACAGTAGCCGCTGAAGCCCCTACGTTCTTTGATGGAAAGCTTTTAAATAGGTTTGCCATTTTTTATCCTAATGCAATTGCGAGAGCGACCGCTGTGCCAGCGGGGTCTACCTGTAAATTCGTTTGCGCTCCAGATACCGTAGTTGCACCTGTACCGCCATTTGCTAAGTTTAATGTTCCTGCTAAAGTAATTGCGCCTGTTGTTGCTGTGTTTGGTGTAAAGCCAGTTGTCCCTGCGCTAAATGAAGCTACTGCGCCACCACCGCCACTAGCAGCAATAGTAATCGTACCAGAACCATTAGTGATAGTAATACCAGAACCTGCAGTTAGCGTAGACTTAGCAAGTGTATTACCTGTAGAGTTACCGATCAGTAATTCGCCATCAACATAAGTGCTTTGACCTGTGCCGCCATTGGCAACGCTAAGCTGACCAGATACTGCAGCTGGTTGGTTTAAAGCAACAGCATTCCACTCTACTTGATTGCCAGCCGCATTAACTACTAACGACTTGTATCCAATACCTAATGGAAGCTTAGACCAAGTATTAGTAGCTGATCCATACAGCAAGTCACCAGTAGTTACTGTACTTGTCCCTGTACCGCCATTAGTCGCTGCAACCGTGCCTGTCAGAGAAATAGTCTGACCAGTAATATCAATATTTGTGCCGCCTACATAATCAACCTGCCCACTAAACTGCGTATATGTCAGTGTGGTATAGCCGATGATCATCGTGTTCGGCTCAGTAGTCAGTACGTGCGAGTCACCTGCGTTAATGGTACCTTCTTGTGTAAAGAAGTAGTCGCCAGTCCCTAAGCCATCAGGGTCTTGTGGGGAAACAAAACTTTGGTCTACTGATCTAGTTAATATCCAGTTTGTTGATCCGCTACCTACATTCGTTACTACATACACGCCATTCTCATAGCCAGTAGTCTGCAAGCGAACCATCACCCTATCTGCTACAGACAAAGTCACACCATCAACGATCAAAGCTGCCTGAGCACCTGCGTTAGTTAACGTAGCACCAATACCTGAATTAGCTCTAGTTGCGTATGTCAGACCAGTAGCATTTGTAAGCCCTGTGATCTGAGTTCCACCAAACGTCAACGATAAAGTTAATTGGTTTACAGCAGGTACTGAGAAAACAAAGTAAGCAGTATTAGTAGACAGCCCATTGCCAGCGGATGTGTACAACCATATCTGGTCACCTTCAACTAAACCATGGTTAACAGAAGTAGTAACAGTCGTACCACTTGTTATCGTAGTAATGTTAAATGTTGTACCGCCCTGCACATACGTTGCAGTTAAATTACCTGTTGTCTCAACACGCACTGGCTCATGTATATGAATACCTGCGGTAACTGCATTATCTACATATGCTTTAGTAGCTGCCTCTAATGCAGTTGTAGGATCAGCGTTAAGAGTTACAGTATCCCCAAAAAGAGCAGCACCATCTACATAGCTAGTGCCGTTTACATTAAGCTTGTAACCAGTATCTGTAGAAGTATTAATCAATACGTTACCAGTATCACCCTTAACTAAAGCTCTTGTGTTTGCAGTTAAAGTACCGCCAGTAAACATGACAATGTCACTAGCAGAGTTACTTGTACCCAACAATAATGCAGAAGCCTGACCGCTTGTACCACCGCCTGTGTATACATAACCAGAGTTAGGCGGGAATACTGTATTAAGTGGATCAGTATAGTTTGAGCTGACAATACCCATATCAATAAAATATGAGTTCACATCAGAAGCATCGTTATAAGCTACATAGTCAACGGATGCGTCCGATCCATTATTGTCGTTCTGTATGTAATTTAACTGATAACCATTGAAGTCAGTAACAGCGCTAGAAAAAGTCTGTATGTATGGTGTGTATGCAGCCGCACCATTTCCAGTTAATTTAAATGTATTTAAAACTGCAGGGTCAGTCAGCGTCTTATTAGTTAACGTCTGAACGCCAGTCAATGTCGCTACAGTTGAGTCAATCGCTACAGTTACAGGGGCAGAACCGTTATAAGACGTGCCAGATAATCCTGTGCCAATCGTTAACGCATTCGCAGCTGTTGCTGTGATATTAGTCGAGCCACCTAAGCTAACAGTATTTCCGTTAATCGTTATGTTGCTATTTGCTAGCTGAGCGTTTGTAACAGTGCCAGATAAGTCTGTCGTTGGAATGGTAGAGGACGCAGATAAAGGCGCTGTGCCTGTACCTTTAACGTAACCAGTCAACGTATTAACGCCTGTACCACCGCTGTCTACACTTAATGTACCGCCAAGGGTAATCGTGCCAGAAGTAGTGATAGGGCTGCCAGTTGTGGTCAAGCCTGTAGTTCCACCAGACACGCCAACTGATGTGACTGTACCCACTCCTGATGTTGCTAAGGTGCCGCCAGTAAAGGTAAGACCTGTGCCTACATTAACGCTGCTAAAGCCACCAGAGCCGTTAGCGTAAAGAATAGAGGTGCCTACAGTAGCAGGGGCATAATCAGTGCCTGCAGCCGCTGCAGAGATAGCTGTGCCGTTACCCTTCAGAAGACCTGTAACGCTCGTGCTGAGCGTGATTGCAGCCGCTGTAGTAGCGTTTGCTACCGTACCTGCAAAACCATTAGCTGATACAACTGATACGTTTGTGACTGTACCTGCAGAACCAGACTCCGATGCCAACAAGAACACAGTGCCTGTACTATCTTTTGCGTATAACTTCTTGTCGTAAATGTTAAGCGCCAACTCACCATTAATTAAATTGGTGTTTGTAGGTACGGCACTAGGCGTTGTACTGTAGTAAAGCGAAACTGGTGTGTAATTTGGTGCAGCCATTAAAAAATACCTCCAGACCTGCCATTAATCGTCGATTTGGTTAGGTGGTACATAATTTGGATCAACCGCTATGTCAGCATCAAGACGTGGAAATCTGATCGTAATCTTTTCAGTTTTACGTGCTGGCAAACGATAAGGATCAAAATCATCCTTGCAACCTTGCTCACAAACCATAAGACCGGGGAAATTTGGGTCTTTAGATAACTCAGCATGCGGTCTTTTCATGCGGCAACGGTCACATATCGCAATCGCAATATCTGAGTAGCCACGAGTATCTAAAAATATTGGCATTATCTTGTGTAAACCGCAATGTTAGGTGCAAAGTAAACAGGTGACTTATCACGCTCTTCAGACTGAGCAATCATCAAATATTTATCTGCCTGACCTTCAAGATACTGAGTACGCTCTAAAGGAACCCCCGGTAATTCTAAGCTCATTTGATGCGACAACATATTCTGAACTGCCATGTACCAACGATCAGGTATCTCTAACTGACCACTAAGCGATCCTACGTCCATAATTTGACGTGAATACCACACAACGATCTGCACAAATGCATCATTTGGAGTGGGCCAGAGGTTAATCTGCGCATTAGGAATAGTACGATTGAACCAAAACTGATACGGCTGGTTAGCTGTGAAGTTTTTGTTAGGCAAAGACACGAAATCATCACGATTTAATCGAGCCATCGGGACTTCTGTGCTGTTATTACCTACATAAAACTCAGTAACATTTAAAGTATTTCCGCCAGTCTCACGCATACGGTAATACTGAACAGTTGCACCATTCACTACTTCATACCAAAGCCACGTTCCACTTACCCAAGTAGTCACACCTGTGTCAATTAACGTGCTCCATGTGGCACCATCAGTAGAAGTCTCAAATAAAATGTGAAAGTCGCCAGATACATTAGGCAAAATACCTATAGTGCCAGCATACAAAGTGTTATCTGTACCGTAATTGACCGCAATATTGCCATTAGGCGAAGACTGAACGCATGCTGTAGTCAAACTACCGTCAAAAGCGTTCGCAGCGGTGCCAGAAGAGGCTGTGTAGCCTCCAGTTGCATTAGGAGTAGGACGGTTCAGAGTTCTGTAATTAGCGTTCAGAACGTCGATTGAGCCTATTGGTAGCTCATAGATAGCAGTGTCAGGGGTAAGACCATAAATCTTGCTCTCAATTGCCCAATACAAGATACCTAAGTTAGATAGGTTGCTCAGTAAAAAGAAAAGAGATTGTTTTGCAGCATAAATTTGTTCAGACGTAAGCTCTTCAGCAAGCTTACCGCTTCTGCGAGCGCCATGATCAATTAAGTCTTGTACAGAGACTACTGTCTGTCCTACAGTTCCAGAATAAGCCATTGTTTACCACCCCGGACATTTCCATCGTTTTAACGAGGCTTTAGCTCTAGGAGCATCACCCTCTGCATGTTTTACTACGCCACTCATACGAGCGCAAAATGAATCTTTTCTACTACCGCCTTGTGGCTGTGGTGCCTTTAAATTGCTGCCTGTCTCACGGTTATATTTTGCACGACCTTTAGCAGTTAATCCTGCACCACGCTCTACAGAAAGCTTTTCTCCTCTACCTACAGCAAGGGATACTCCACCCTCTTTCATCTTTGCGGTCTTTGCAGCTTGCTTAAATGCATCAGCAGTTGGCGCACCTTTGCTACCAACCTTACGCATCTTCTCGCCAGAACCTTCGGCTATACGTTCACGCTTAGCATGAATATTCTCGTACAAGCCACCGCCTTTGAGCTTCTTGCCCTCATCAGCTTTTACAAATTCTTTACCTACTTTTTGAGGTAAACCACCAAAGCCACCCTTAGTATGAGCAGCTGCTTGCATTAATCTATGTTGTGCAGGTGATTTACTAGGCATGATTAGCCGCAGAATATAGTTACTACAGCATTAGTAGGTAGAGTTACATGAATGTTGCTAGTAAATCTAATACCATTACCCGGTATTAATGTTGATATTACCGCTGTATTTACAGTGATATTTATTCTTAATCTTACAGTTCCTGAAGCGCCGCCATCACGAAAAACAATCTCTCCAGCAGTACCGCCTGAAGCTAATTGATAACCGCCTAGGTTTGTAGCGCCATCATAAATAACGCCAGTAGCATCAGCGTGTTCTGAAAATACATTTGTCAATGTTGACATTTAATTCTCCAATTAAAAGTGGGGAGCCGTAGCCCCCCTACTTTATTTAGCACTTACCGCCATACTTCTTAGCTACCGTGACTGACTCTTTAGTCTTGGTAACGCTTCCGCTTGGCTTGTCAGCAAACATTTGCTTAATTTTTCTGAAGGGATAAGTAACAGCACTTTGCAGATCATCACGCAAGCCTTTGTTAAATTTCTCTTCATCAGCTTCATATTGCTTGTATGCACGCTCATTTCTTTCGACTTGAGCATCACCACCTTCAGCCATCTTCTTCACTTTGCCACCCTTTTTATAGGTGCCAGAGAGTTGATTAATGCTTACAGGTGATGGTGGACGTTTGCTACCTTGGGGCATCTTGACGGGGCGACCATCATTCTGAACACCGCCACCGTCAGCAAACTTTTTTGGAGCACCGCCTTTTTTAAAGCCGCCTGCATTACCTAAGCGAACGCTACCAGTCTTGGTGTTGGTTACGCCAGCAGGTGTGCTGCTAACATTACCTTCTACACCGCCACCTTTTGCATAGCCACCGCCATTACCTTTTTTGACTTCACCAGTTGAGCCAGTTTTAGTGCCCTTCTTAGTGGTGTCCATCTTGGTATTGACATAAGCTTTAGCGCCTTTTTCAGAATCGCTGACAGGTTTAATGCTGCCGCCATTCTTGTAGCCGCCTTGACCCATTACAACGCCACCAGTAGCGAACTTCTTACCAGCTAAAGCTTTCTTGATCATTGCACGATCTTGAGCTGCGTCTTCATGTGCTGCGCCACCCTTTTTCATTACTGGTGTGACTGGAGCTTTCATAGACATCATCGACTTGCGACGTGATGCCATTGAAGGCTTTTTAGGGAAGCCAGAAGTAGCTACATCCTTGTCAACCATAGGAGGCATTTTTGTAGGCATAGTAGTTGGCAAACCACCGAAAGCCATTTTCTTAGCTTCAGTAGTAGAGCCGCCCTTTTTCATTGCCACATGACCACCATTTTTGAGCTTTAACTCAACGGTAGGTTCAGTGGTAATCATTTTCACCATTGGCTTAAATTGACCCATGATGATCTCCTTTAAGGTGCGAGTGACTTATACACAATCGTGACACGAGCAGCGCCAGCAGTAGCTGCAGTACCAGTTTGAGCATATGTCGCTGTAGCTACAATGTCGCTAGAGCCAGTATCAGCCCATGCGCTGTAAACACCAGTGGTTGCAACGCTCTCACGTCCTGCTGTACCAACGTCAGTTGCAGTGACGAAAGCGGCAGCAGAGCCAGTCTTACCTACCGAAATGGTGTTGGTAGACGCAGCGTTAAAACCAGTTGTTGTGTCGATAAAAATATCAACGATTTGCGAATTAGCGGGAATTGTTGCGATGGTTACTGCGGTTGCATTAGTGTATGCAACGGTAGTAGTAATAGCAGACAATACGCCACCAATATTTGTTACTTGGTTCGGCATAATTTTCTCCTGTAAGCAGGGGAGCCGAAGCTCCCCCTCTTTGGTTTAGACGCCCGGTGTGCCGTACATAGCACGCCAGTCGGTGAAGCCAACGTCGTAACGCTCAGTCGCCTTGTAGCGCATTGAGTCAGTCTCGAAGTCACCTTCCATTGTCTTCTCCAGCTTACGACGCATCAGAAGCTTCATGCCTTCTGGCGCATCAGTCTGTACCCACCATGCGGTTGCTGAAGTCAAGCGTGACAGAACTGCTGCGCCTTCGTCTAACAGACCGATTGATTTGATTGGGTTGATGTCGTTGTTGGCATTGCCAGAACGCAATACAGACTTCAAGAGAACTTCAGCTTGGAATACGTTGCCCGGAGCTACTACGAGCTGACGTGGTACCAAACGGATTTTCTTACCGTTGTTGTCAACAGCTTGACGGATTTGGATCAGCATTTGTTCCAGAGAAGTCTGGGACAAGTTAGCTGCCGTAGCCAACAAGTTTGATGCAGTACCGTTAACGATTGGGTGTGAAGCTGAGTTCAGCTGTACACCATCACCGCCCGGATATGCACTGTTAAACGCACGATTCAATACGTTAGCAGACAGAGTCTCTTTCGTTTCAATCAAAGATTGTGCTAAGTGCTTAGCATAAACTTGACCGATACGGATGTGATCACCGTCTTCTACCAATACTTTGGTCAATGCAAATGCAAGACCATATACTGAGTAGACGTAACGCTTGAGGAACAATACGCCACCTTGCTGATACGATACTGGAGTACCGTCAGGCAATTGTGGAGCTGCGCCAAAGCCATATAACACTGGCTCTTCGTGGTAGTTACGTGGAATACCTTCTTGTTCACGGAAAACTCGTGACCATTCATCTGTACGCTGATCGTAGACACCGTCGAAACATTCATTCAGGATTGGTTCGACAATACTACGAAAGTCGGTACTTCTCATTGGAGCTGCCATGGTTTACTCCTCCTTATTAGATGGCGGTACCAGCAGCAGGAGCAAATTGATACTCACTGATGTTGGCACGGACGATCACGTATGTGTCGCCCCAAGCGTTATCGGAATACGGAGCAATATCAATAATACGCATTTGCGCACTATTGCCAGCACCAACCAGAGTTGCAGACAAAGTACACTGGGATAAACCAGTTACGTTTGAACCTGCAGTTGCGTTAGAAATGTCAGCCTCGTCACCAATAGCTGTTTGAGCCATAGTGCCGTCGGTTTGAATTTCATAAACGATGTTTTGATCAGCATAAAAATATGCAATGCATGAACCAGTCTGGTATGCAGTGCTTGCAGGCCAGTAGTTGGATACACGACGACGACCAGTGGTATCAGTCCACTCTACACCAGCAAATGCGCCAACGAAGGCATCACCAGCTGCTGCAGGTTGAATTACGCCACCAGTTACATATTTAACAGGTTGACCTTTGAGAATATCGCTTCCATATGTGGAAGCAATGCCGCCAGCTAGCGCCTGAGCACGATCCAGACCCGAAGGATGAAACGCAGGGCGCAAACCGAACGGAGCGTTTGTACTAGACATAATTAACTCCAATCAATTTAACAATACCTACCCAGCAAAGCTAGGAGCAGGCAACGGTTTGTCTAATTGCTCAATGCCTTCACCCTCAACTTGACCCAAGCGTCTGCCTGAGCTATCACGTCCCTGAATGTTTTCTGCTTGCAATCTGATCTTGTTAGCTTCTTCCATCGGTGCATCGTGGTGGAAGTGAGCCATGATGTCTTGGTAGACATCCATCGGGATTTTAAACAGCAACATCTCATTACACGCAATATAACCAACGTGCTCGCCAGCCTTTACACGGTAATTCTCATATCCTTTAACGTCGTCTGCTTTAACAGGCACATAGCCAAGGCGAATCCGCTTATCAATACTGTCGTAACTATTAGTTGTCGAAAGCCAGCATACATGCCAGCCGGGTAGATCAGGTGCATTGGGCAATGCGCTTTGTGTCCATTCATCCTTCCACATCTTTCGACGTTCTTCGGCTGACACAAACATTTCTTCTGGTGCCTCACGAGACTTGTCGTGACTAGCGTGATTCTCACGCCCACCTGCAGAGAGAGATTTTTTTAAACGAGTTTCCATGATTTAGTTCCTTCCATTATTTTGACGGTCTTCTGCTGCATAGCGCTTGATCATGCGGTTCCTAACTTCTAGGTTGTCCCACATGCCAGCTTCCTTTAACGCTTTCACTCTATCGGGGCTAAGAGTGTATAAATTCTTACCCCCTGCGTTGGATGCTGCTTCACGCCCTGAGCTTGTGACCGCAGTTCTTGGTCGGCTTCTAACAGGTCTTTCGTTATTACTATCAGTATAGCGGTTTGGCAATGCTTTTTGCAAGCGATTGTCAAGCTCCTGCCAATAATCTTTATCTTTTGGATCCCACCCCTCTTCAGCTAAAGCCTGATCAATCGTTAATGCAATACGAGAGTCCATATCTTTACTGTTTGGGTCATACCAAGGATTGCGATCCATCCAATCTGATGCATAGCGCTGTACTCGTGGGTCTTGCTGTATCGGTTGCTGACTAGGCTGTACTGAACGCTTCTTCAGTGACTCTAAGTCTTCAGCATGACGACGAGCTTCAAACCACATTTCTTGCGCACTGGTTAATAAATCACCGTCACCAGTTTCAGTTGCTTCTTTAATCTTGCGCTTTGCGAAATCAATACGCATGCGTTGGTCATCAATCGCTTTATCTAATCGAGCCAACTCACTGCCTGACTGCTTACGCTCTACGACAGACAAGCGCTCTAATAGCTCTTGGTTCTGACGTTGCAAGTTCTGAAGGCGAATGTCCTTCTCTGTTGCTGCCTGCTTGTGATACTCCTTACGTGCACGACGCTTAGCACGCTTAGCAGCACGAATAGCTTCAGCTTCTGGATCAACGTCACCGTGCTCTTCAATCTCACGAGCCTCGGCTGCAGCATCATCATCGTCTGATCCGTCAGCTACAACAGCACCACCCTCATCGAATTCCTCGTCTGGACTAGGAATGTCTGCAGGGAGGTTAACAACAGCTGAACCATCCTGCTCTTCAGATACTTTAAGTTCTGTATTTTCTGTGCTCATATGAATGCCCTCATTTCGAGAGGATTGCCAGTTACCTTAGCAATTACCTCGTGGTCGTTCAATACCATGAAAAGTGCTTTGTCCTCATCGGGTTCGCCCTCTACTGCGACTTCCCAACGATCGCCACCCCACTTAGGAACTCGGAGATAGTCGCCTACCTCACACCATGACCCTTCGGGCCAGTCTTCCATCGTGTCACGCTTTTTGAACGCCAAAGGGCCTACCGCTATTACCTTAGCCACCATGTTGTTCCACTTTTCGGTTTCCTTGGTTTCTTCAACCAAAATAATCCCCGCACTTGTGGTTTTCTTTTTGGTACGACGTAACTGCACCAAAATTCTTGCACCAAGAGGTTTTGCACCGGGGTCTACACTCGGGAATGCCCAAGCTAATTCAGCCTCGCTAGAAGCTACCAGTGGATCACTCAAATTCATCTTCTTCCTTTAAAAGGTTATTTAAAATATTCAAAGCCTCGACGAGACCTTGATGCTGACCGACTAGGCGTTGATAGGTTTCAAAGTTAACGATGTGACCCGCTATCAATGAATTACCTATCTCAGCCTGACGCACTTTTACAGCGCTGATGAAGTCGTCGACATACCTCATGCGTTTCTCTTGTCTACGCCTTTATTTGTAAATACGCCATGATCGCTGTTAGCTTTTGGGAGGGTAGCCGAACCCTGCTCTTTCAAAGTCTCGCCAGTCACCCATGCACCTGCTGCCATGCGGTGATGTTGACGAACTTCTTCCGATTGCTCTTGCTTTAAAGTGTCAGCCATAATTAGCTCCTTAAATTACGTTGTGCTACATCTTGCAGAGAGACGGCTGTCTCTTGCTGCTCCCTACGCAGTCTGGCTTCATCGACTGTTAAGTCAGCCTCTTTCATGCGTTCTTTCGTCAGGTTGTTTTCCGTATTCATTGCAATACGAACCTGTTGATCTTGCTCAGCTAGTCTTACATCTGCCTGATCTCTAGCAGCTCTACGCTGTGTCTCAGCTAATGACGACTGCAGGATTGCCTGTGACTCAGGATCAAGCGGCATAGGCTTAGGTTGGGCTAACTGCTGCATCAACTGACCTAATTGTTGCAGTGCGGGAGCAACCTTAGCAAACACCTGCTCGGAGTCCATCTTGACGTGCTCAGAAGCAGCTGCCACTGTCTGGTCAATCGCCTTAACATCCTTGGCACCACTCAGGCGCTAATTGAGCAGGGCGCAACGGTATTCTCAGCGATTCACGCACGTTTACACGACTCACAACGCAGAGTTCTTCAAGTATTGGGCAGAA